TATCGGGGAAGTGTTGAGTTGGAAATTCCGCATCTGTAGATAACCAGTGGGCAGCGCATAGTTTCTCTGCGCCCCCACAGTTGATGCCGTATACTTGGCTTCCATCATCCGCAACCGTAGAACCCTGTTCATACGGGCTTCAGCCAGAGCAATGAACTCTGGTATCCTGTCCGTCAGATCATCCCTGTCTAACCAGTTTGCTACAGCGGTTTTTAATTCCGTGTAGGTACTAATAGCCATTATCTAGTCAGTTCAGTAATGTAAACAGTTGCTGTGCCTGTCCCAGTAATTGCCGCGCACTTATCTGAACCATTTACTCGGAACAAATATGGGGTGTTCGCTGCAATGTACGTCGAAGTTGTTGCAGCAGTGGGGGAAGCACCAAAAGCAACAAAACAGGCGGCAGTTGCGGTCACCATAATTATTTGTACTTGTGCATTAAATGCAGATGTTTGGGTGGCACCGCTAGAAGTAGTCGCGCTTAATGTGTGGGATGTAACTTGAGGTCTAAAAATGTTACTTAGGTCAATCATATCTTTTACCTTATAGGTTAGTTGGGGCTACTTTGAAATACTTATAATCAGGGTCATTAAGGTAAGCAGCCAAAAGTTTAGTATCCTTCTCTATTGCCCCATTTGTATCCTTCATCCACTTCTCCCATACGGTAATGGGGATAGATGCAGTATGGTGCCATTCCCCCCTCTTACCAAGAGAGAGTTTGTCGCCATAGGAATTGTACTTCTCCTTGTTCTCTTCAAGAACAGGGGTGGCGTTCTGAGTGGTTTTGAAATTAAAAGAACCATCAGCTTCGTCAAACTGGATGTCGGTGCGACGAACCCCGTCGCTGTCAATAAAGCGTTTAGACATACCCCATGTTCCCCACTTTTGGCGCACCATCGGCAGGATCGTGGTCTACATATGCCTTCCTTAACCACCCCGCAGCATCTGTGGGGTCTTTGGACTTCTCTTTTTTCAAGGGCGCTTTCTTGCCCTTTATCATCTTGTTTGCGATAGATTCAATTTCCTTGTCGTTCATTTCTCTCTCCAAATACCCGTACCGATTGGGGTACGATGGGTATATTGTTCCAAGTGGAATCCCTTCGCCATGAAACTTTACGAGGGGGGATTCCGGTGGTATGTAGACATCTATGCCCTTTCCTCGGGCAAACCCGATAAGATACTCCATGTTAGGGCGCTGATACGCAAACTCAGAAAGATAAGATGGAATATCTGTTTCCAGATCAACCATATCCACCCCCCAAATACCGATCTTTTCCGCACCTTCAGCCATCGCTAGAGCCATGATGTACGAGATGGACGAATTAAAATAGTCCACGCCGAGATAATCGCTTACACGCTTAACCGGGTACTCCAGTGCGTTGGGGATTTCCGAGTATGCTTTTTGCATATACAACAGGCTATCCAGGCTCTTTAGTCTGTCTTCATACCCTGGAGGTCTTCTCGCGTCGTGATGCCTCAACAACTCTAAAGGGTGTATTTCAAACAACCTGTCCAGATAGGGCCACATATCCTCGTCCCAAGGCAACCCCCATGTCTCCCAATCAGGGTCTTCAAATGGGGCTTGATCGTGAGTAGAGGGGGCTAACCCTACAATCGCAACTTGCATAAGTTGGGGGCGAGTTTCCCCGCCCCCTTCCTTATTAACTTACTGACGCAAGAATACCGCTTGCTTTTTCGTTTTTAGAGACAAGACCATACTCACCAAGCAGCATCTGCTTTGTGGAATCACCTGTCTTCGCCAGGGTCTGGGTCTGGAATGGCCTGAGCCATGCAACCCCCCAGTAGTCCATGTCTAAAAAGAAAACGTTAGCAGCAACCGAACCCGGTCCATCTTTGGACAAGTTCCTATCTGGGACAATCTTGAAAGACCCAAAATCGGAAACATAGATGTCCACAGCCGCAATGGCTGTAGCGCCGCCCTTACCAGAGACTTGGTTCCGAGGCGGAATACCAAACGCTGTCGAACCAGAACCTGCTGAAGCCAGTCCTGAGATCGTCTGCTTTACGGCAGACGGGACTAGCATTATGTCTGGCTCACCACCCGCATCATAGCATTCCTTAATGGTTGCTTTGATGTTGGCTTCACTACAGGCAGCGGTCGATGTATTATTGACCATAGCCGTTGTACCTAGACTACCAGCAGTAGCCGACCCACCGGAACCACCTGCCACATGGGCAGTATTGATCCATGCGGGGACACCCGCAGTTTGTCTACCAGTTGTAGAATCACCGGCGGCTTTTACGATATTCTGAGTGAGCATGACTTCCATGTCTCTCTTCATACGCTTGCCGAGTTTAGCCAACTGATAGGCTTGATGTTTGCCGTGACCTGCATAATCGACTGCATCGTCGGTTCCTGAGGTTTGAGCAATGTATCTACTTATCTGGGTGTAATTATCGAGTCGCGTTGGGAGACTCCTTGCCGTAGCATCAGGTGAGTCATCGCCTTCTATTTGACGATTAGCAGCACCTGCTGTTATCGAATCTACTTGCCACTCAAATTTTGTGTTATCAGCACTCATTTTGGCGCAACCAGACAGGAAAGGTGTATCCATTGGAGCGATATTATAAATCACATCAGACAAGTCTTCGCGTATCGCCACTGAACT